GAAGACTAACAACGCCAACGATGCGCTGGAGCTGATCAAGCGCGGCGACATCAACGGCATGAGCTTCGCCTTCGAGGACGACTACGAGGACACGGAGAACGGCGTATCGTATGAGCGCACCAACGACACCGAGGACGGCAAGGAGGTATGGCTGCGCCATGTGAAGAAAATCACCGGCCTCTATGACGTGGCTATCGTGACGCACCCCGCCTACGAGCAGACTTCAGTCGGTATGCGCGAGGCTTCTGACCGTATCGACGCTGCCATTGAAGCGCAAATCAAGCGCGAGTGCGGCGGTGGCTCTGATGATGACAAGGACAAGCGCGGCTGTGGCGGTGAGGAAACCGACGAAGAGAAGGAAGCCCGCGAAGCAGCAGAGCGTGAGGCCAACGGCGGAGAGACCAATGCCGAGAAGGAAGCCCGCGAAGCCAAAGAGCGTGAAGCCAACGGCGGCGAGACCAATGCCGAGAAGGAAGCCCGCGAACAGAAAGAGCACGAAGAGCGCGAACTGGAAGAAAAGGCACAGCTATTCCGCGAAGAACAGACAATGCGTCTGCGCATGAAGGCTCGCCGACTGAAAGAAGAAATTAATGAAACACTCAATTATTAACCCTTAAAAGTTTTAGCAAATGAACAAGATGACTAAGACACAAATCCAGGAGCGACAGGCCGCTATCTGGGAGAGAATGGACCAAATCGACGAGTTGGCCCATAAAGAGAACCGTGAATTCAGCGAGGCTGAGATGAAGGAGTACCGCAGTCTCATGACTGAGAGTGAGAAACTTTCTGCACGTGCTCGTGCTATGGCTACCGGCAAGGAGTTGGAGCAGATGCGTGAGAACAAGTCGAAGAACGAACAGCTTCGTGAGTTTCTTCAGGACTGCATGCACAAGCGTGCTAACGCTACCACCACCCTGCTGAACCCTGTAACCACTGGCGACGACAAGAACATCTCCGGCAACTTGCAGGCATCAGGTGCTGTGCCTTACCGAATCAACGAAATCATCGACACCAAGGTGGCTGGTTTGGAGCTTCCTGCCGACCTCCAGTTGGTAACGGGCGTTATCGGTAACGAGGTATGGCCTTACTCAACTAACGACGTGAAGTTCACCATCGCAGGTGAGGTTCAGAAAGTGGGCGAGCAGAACCTGACCTTCGACAAGATTCAGGCTGTTCCACAGCGTATTGCAGCCTCCGTAGCCGTATCTCACGCTGCTATCGAGAACGCTGCTTTCGACCTTGTAGGCTTCGTAGGCTACAAGATGCGTAAGGGATGGGCTATGACAATGGCTCTCCACGTTTACGGTCATGGCGAGTACAACAAGTTCATCGGTGCCTTCGGTACTGCTGAGGTTGTTGAGATCACTCTGGACGAGAACATCGGTAAGAACCTCGCTAAGGAGGCTGCCAAGATGTATGACCTCGGCTTCGAGGGCGTGCCATACTTCACGATGGACAAGGTGACAGCTACCGACCTGGAGTTCACCAAGCGCATCCCTAACAGCGCAGGCGACCGCACCGTTGTGGAAGGCGACCGCTGCGTAGGCTATCCTTACACCATCAGCCCTTACATCGACTACGCTATCGCCGGCAACGGCACAGCAACTAAGGATGCAACTTACCGCTACATCGGTATCGGTCACTACGGCTACCTGGCTCTCCAGCAGCATGGTGAGATGAAGTTCAATGTCGATGCAACTTCTGCTGAAGTCTTTGACCGTGGCTCCATCCTGATCGGCATGAGCGCGTTCATGTCTCTGACTGAGTTGAGTCACCTCGTGAACGGCGGCGACGGCAACGACAACAAGCCACAGGCCTTCAAACTTATCAAGCTCGTTGAGCCTGTCAGCTCTGCTGAGATCGGAGGCTAAACATCTCTCGATGCTCAACTTTCGGTCATATTTTCGACTCCGCCGACGGGTGAAGTTCGGTACGGGTGGTATATCCTGCCGTACAGCCGGTAGCCCGTCAGCTAATCTCTCTTATAGTTCCTGCCACGGGCGGGGAGGTTTGTCTGAACCGCCTGTGGATTGTGGATGCTAATTCAATTTAAACTATTAACCAGTCGCTAAGTAACGCATGAGTCTCATCACTGACAAGGTATTCTACAACGCACTATTAAGTAACTCCGAATTGGTTGCAGCAGTCGGTGGACAAATTGAAAACACGTCCATCCCTGTGCCTGATGACGAGTTCATGAACGAGCCCTTGCCATATATCATCATCACCTTTGACGGTCTTCAGAATGAAGGCTATACAAAGGACAACTCCTTTGAGGGTGATACCGATAAAGTGCAAATCTCAATCGAAGTGCAGGCAGAAGACAGAGAGACGCTGGGAGAACTGACAGAAGCAATCCGTGAGACAGTAGTTAGCTACTTCGAGAACGTCGAACCCTCTGCGGAAGATTACGAACTCGTACCTGATGACTACACCTTCTCGGCAAGTCAAATCTCCTACGACCCCGACCGCCCTTGTTACGGACAGATTCTTACGTACAAATGCGATACAAAACCTTAATAAATTTATGGGAACAATTAAAGGCCAGAACCTTCGTGTAATGGTTGGCGGCAAGTGCATCGCAATGGCGACAAGCTGCCAGTTTCACATAGCATCAGAGATGCAGGATTCGTCAACTAAAGACGATACAGGAGATTGGCAGATGAATGAAGTTGTCGGCCTCTCATGGGATGCCAGCACCGAGTCTCTGGTAACATTGGTTGACAATGGTACCAACGGCGAACTGCCAACCGACCTGATTTCTCTCATCTTGAACAAGACTTTGGTTACGCTGACATTCGACCAAACAGCAGGCACAAACAACCGCGTAAGTCAGAACTCTGCCATCAAGCGCAGTGGGTCTGCATACGTACAGGATGTTGTTATCACCGCACAGAACCGTGCCAACTCAACCTGCTCGGTAAAATTTGCCGGTACAGGACCACTGTCATAAGGACAAATCTGTAACATTCACAAGCCCTGCCCGATGGGCGGGGCTTTTTAAAAGCTAAAATTATGACTACAATTAAAGGCCAGAATCTTCGTATATTGGTAACTCCTGACGGTGGAACCCCACGCTGTATTGCAGCAGCATTGCAGTGCACCGTACATGCAGCACTCCAACTTCAGGAGGACACCACAAAAGATACCGATAATGATTGGATAGATCAAGAACCTGTCGGCGTGAATTGGGATGTAAGTGGCGAAGCCGTAGTGCTTGACGGCGTGGTACGTGGTGAAGGTGTCACATCTGCTGACATCGGTGGCATTTCTCCTGTACCATATTACGGGACTGCGTTGCTGTCGCTTCCAGCAGGGAAGACTATCACAGCTCGTTCGCTCAATTATCACGGCGACATCATCATCGGTGGTACACCTCCAATCACATCTGCACTTGCAGCAGGTACCAACGGCTTTGTAAGGTACACAAACTCCGGCAGTTCTGCTCAGTCGGTTGTTGTTGGAACTCCATACAACGATGCAAAGGTTGAGTGGTATATTCTTGAAGACTCCGATGCGACGTACATCGACGAACTGATTGTTGGTCAGGAGTACGACTTGGTGTTTGCTTTGACACACGGAAGCAAGAACCGAGAAATCGGCTCAGTAACAAAAGCAACGACTACCGCAGCATCACCAATCGGCAACCTTGGTCCAATTCCTCTCTACGGCTCGGCAAGCATAACACTCCCAGCCGGAAAAGCAATCACAGCCAAAACACTGACACACTCAGACCTTGTAGTGGTAGGAGGAATCCCACCCATTTCATCATCGTCTGTACTTGCTCAGAGCGAAAACGGAAAGGTGACCTATACCAACGACAGCAGTTCTGACATGTCCGTTGTAATTGGTTGTGGTTATGAGGGAGAGCCGATGGAATACTACATCCATGATCCGAACACGATGTATTGCAGCGGAAAGGCTATACTGAACGACTTGCAATGGAATGCACCCAATCAAGACTATTCAACTGCCCAGGTTAAATTCACAGGCAACGAAGAATTGTCAATAATCTAACAAACAAAAAAACAGGAACTATGACTGACAGAACAATCCATATCTGCGGAAAAGATGTAAAAGTCATCTACTGCACAGCCACGGAGAACTCATTCGAGGACATCAGCGGGAAGAGCATTGGTGTCTTCGTACCTGAGTTCAAGGAAGAAGACGGAAAGACCGTCATCACAGCACCAGCAGAAGCTCGAATCGGAGATTATGTGATGCTAGGTATTGCAGGCATTATCGCTGCATCGACTCGAGACAAAGAAGAAATGCCTATCACATCAGAAGACATTCTGTTCAACGCGACACCTTCCGAGCGCAATACACTGATAACGACAATCAGAGAGTTGCGTAATGAATGGTACGGTATTCCGACGGTAGTCGAAGAACTCATCGACAAAGACAAGCAACAAAGCGAAGGAGAGGAGAACGGTTCAAAAAACTGAGAACCGCTCACGAACGATACAGCAAGTTCGTGGGCGAGATCGGGTACAATAGACGGGAATACCTCTACGAGCTGACGCATTGCGATTTGTTGCTGATTGAACGAGGCTATGAACGCAGACACACTCACATGTGGAGTGCCAGCAGATGGGAGACCTACCACATCATGGCAGCGACAATCGGAACAGATGGACTGAAAGCAGCAGGAATCAACTCTCCGTCCGATCTCCTGCCTATACCTGGAGACAGGACCGCAGATAATGACGACGCAGCAGGGCTTCCATCGGCTGAAGACGTTAAACGTATGAGACGTGAGATGATGGAAGAGAATGCAGCCGCAGAGGAAGCCGCAAGAAAAAACACCGAAGCATAACAGCATTGGTGTTTTTTCTTTGTCAGAATGTC